AATCAGTCCCACCAGATCCAGCAACTGCAGAAGAGCCACCAGCGCCAGATTGAACTCTAGCCCAATCATATTTAAGAGTAACAGACATCTCAGTCAAATCATCGCCACCATATTCTAAATCACCAAACTTTAATTCCGTGATAAAAGAGTTCCATAGCGTCCATGTTTCAAGAGGTTCACCGTTTGAATCAATCTGTGTAATAATAACTGTTCCTAGAGCCCCAGCGGCCTTCGCTTTTGACATTGTGCTTAATGTAGTAGCGTCAGTGGGAGGAGAGTAGCCAGATAACGAAACGATATCAGCAAAAGTTGCAGCCATATCTGGGTCAACAGGGTCTACTAATGTTATAGCCACATCTTGCCATGTCACTGAGCCTGGATAATAAAATGTATGATTTAAGTACTTGTGTTCAGAGGCATTAATCTGAAACGAGGGCTTGCTAACAGTTTTGGCGTACCACGCCATGGCGCCACCCTGAGAGGCTTGAATTCCTTGAAATTCAACTGTAAATCTAAATTTTCTTTTTGGATCTTTTAAAGCGGTATCTTCGCCGAAATTTGTTGACCAGAATGGCATTTTGTGAAACTCCTATATGTATTCTAAATTAAGTAGTAAGACGGGGGAAAATCCCCCGCTTTTAGTCGTCAAACGATGCTCCCGTAGATGCAATCACGAAGTCAATCGCGATATATTCAATAGCTCTTGCGGGCTTAATCATAATCTTGGCATACATGATATTCTGATCAATCAGATCAGCCGTTGTGGTGGTGTCATCAAGAATCAGTCTATAGTCAGTAATACCATATTCAGTCTTAACGTTCACCAAGAATGGCTCTACCAAGGATTTAAATCTATTCCAAGTTGCAGAAACATTCTGTTCAAAAAGAACCTCAGTCGCCAAGATTGAAATCTGCTTCTTCAGGTAAATAACGAGCCTTCTCACATTGATGCGATCAAGGGCGCTTTGTCTTTCTTGAAGAGTTTTTTGTCCAAAGAGCACAATTCCGCTAGATGGGAATGATGCAATTGGATTGATATTGCTTTCGTAAAGATCGTCACGATCTTTTGAAGTCAATCTCTCAGTCACGCCAATAACTGGGATGCCGGCGGCACCATCTGTTAGTCCACCGCGGTTAAATCCTGCAGGCGCAAACCAGATCTGAGTAGAAGCTTGAGAACTAGCAAGCACGCCCAAGACCGCTACAGAGGGAGGCATCCAAAGGCGAGCACCAGAATTAGCATCTATTGATTGTACCCAAGGATAAAAAGTCGCACCATAGCTAGAATCAATCTGTCTATCTCTAAGAGCTTTTGCTGCCTGTATCGGGGTTGTAGCTATTCTATCGGCCTTGTCGCTCTTATATTGCTCATGAGAAGGCAAATAAACATTTGGCAAATCAATAAGCGCCATGGCGTCGGCACGTTCTTCACAAACGTTAACCGCATGCGTAGTTAAAGAATCAAGCGTTAAGCCAGGAGCTGTTAGTAGGTTCATGTTAACAAATTCTGGATCGGCAACTGTGTCAATTGCTCGTTTCCAAGTGTAATATGCGTAATCACTTGTTTCAGTAGAAGTTGCTGACATTCCTGCGTTATACATAGGATCTGGCTTATAAAGATCAAAGCCGTCCCAGCCGCCCCAAAATTGAGCCGTAAATCTATCATATCCATCTTCAAGCAAGTCTGTATACGATCCGGTAGTATGTGAGTCTTCGCGGGCGCGAGAGCCTGAGCTGTAATAATTACCATCAGAGCCGCTAACAACATTGTCAAGCGTGAAAATTTCGGACCAAGCGTCTATGCCTGCAGTGGTGCGCCAGCCTGTTGCGACTGGATCATCAGGAAAATCGGTAAACAACAATCTGCCTAAATCACCGACGCCGGCGTCCGCCATTGTTGAACTGCTTAGTCTTGTTGTTTGAAAGCCAAAATAAGCCTTCGTGGGATCTGATAGGTTTCCATCAGATGCAGAAAGGCGTAGTCTTGGTTTTGGAAACAACAGCGAGCCGGTAAAGTTGCCTCCACCACCTTTAAGTGTGGCTGCATTATAAGTATCAATTATGGTACCACCAGAAAGCCAAGATGTAGCACCTGCTATAACTGTTGAGTGTGTTCCTCCGGGACCATATGATGGAATTCCAGCGCCGCCGGTAATATAGGCATTAGATGCTGCCTCCAAGCTTTGGCCGGCGGGCACATCACCATAAAAATAAGTACCACTAACAAGCTGAGTAATGTCGGTAAATTTAGGTGCACCGTAGTAGCCAAAGGGAAGGAGCGTGGCGTCAGTTGCGCCAGCCTCAACGTCGGCATTCATTTCAACATATACGAACTTAGATTCGTTGTCGTACTCACCGTATTGCTTAAGCCTCTTCTGGGTCGTGTCCCACTTGTAATACTTATCGCCAATTCT